CTTGACTTTATTGTTTACTTCTAACGAAACAACTTTAACTTCTACGGCTACTACCTTATATACAACTACTATGGCAGTTACAAACACTACCATATTAGATACAGATAGATTGGTCATTAAAGTGATTTATACAGGCACTACAACCAATCAAATTACGTTTAATACTCAAGGCTCCAACGTAGCTAAAACAACCTCTACAATAGCCCTAGGAACGCCAATGGGGGCATCTACAAGCTGTTCTTTCGAGGCTTCTACCGAACAAGTAGAAGTTACCTCACAATCTTCAGCCTGGTTTAAAGAGTTTAAAAACGATGTACAATCATGGACTGTAAGTTGCGATGGATTTGTAGCTTTAAGTGGCTATTCTTATTTGGCTTTAATGCAAAAGCAATTAAATAGAGAAAGTGTAGCGGTTAGATTTTCTATTAACAACGACAACGCTGATGGATCAGGAACTTATGGCTATAGCGTAATAAGTGGAACGACTAATATTACATCATTAAGTTTAAGTGCTCCTGTAGAGGGTGCTTCTACTTATTCTTTGTCTTTACAAGGAACTGGTGCTTATACCATAAGCGGAACTCAAGTTATTAGTGGTGGTACTTCAGTATCTACTTCAGGTGTTACTTCTGCTTCTTATATTGCAGTAGGAGGAGAATACACTATCACATTTATAGGTGGAGTAGGAAAATCTCTTATTTCAGTTACTAGAGGTGGTATTGAGGTTAGAACGATTAATATTTCAGGTGCTCCAACAGGTGAAGATGTGACCTTTAATTCTTTAACAGGAGTGCTTACCTTTGCAAGAGCACTTGAAGCTGATGAGTTCGTGAGAGCTGTTTTTTCATAATATTAACTTTATATAGATGAGTAATCAATTACAGATAACTGGGGATACCAAGGTCAAGAGTTTAAATGGGGTTTTAACAGGCACAGGTGGTGTGGTAGGTTCAGTTCCTTTAGGTGCTGCCAATGGGGTAGCAACCCTAGATAGTGGTGGTAAAGTGCCTGTATCTCAATTACCTTCATCGGTAGTAACTTATTTAGGTACTTGGAATGCTGCTACGAATACTCCGACTTTAACGAATGGTGTGGGCGATGCTGGGGATATGTACATTTGTAATGTTGCTGGAACTGTGAACTTTGGTGCTGGTCCTGTTACTTTTGCAGTAGGGGATTGGGTGTTATACGGAAGTGGAACTTGGCAGAAATCTAGCGGACAAAATGGTACAGTTACAAGCGTAGCTGCTTCCATTACAGGTAACTCCATAGGATTGACAGGAAGCCCTATTACAACCGCAGGAACGTTGGCTTTTGCCTTTGCAGGTACAAATCTTCAGTATGTAAATGGTGCTGGTAATTTGACCACATTTCCGACTTTAATTTCTAGCATAGGTTTATCTATGCCAAGTGCTTTTAGCGTCTCTAATAGCCCTTTAACGGCTAATGGAACGATTGCAGTAACTGGAGCAGGTACAACATCACAATACATAAGAGGTGATGGTAGTTTAGCTACTTATAATCCAGGTTCAGGTGGTGGTGGTGCAAGTCAAACGTTTTATTTTAATGGTGGTGTTGCTTCAAGTGTTGCAGGATATGAGCAAATGAGTACAACGGCTAATACTGGAGCATCTGCTGATTTTAATATTTCTTCGGATGGATATATAGCTTCGTTTTTAACTGATGCAGGTTCGCCTAATCAATTAAACATTCCTGCTGGTAATTGGAATTTTGAGATTTATTTTAATGCAAGTTCAGCAGGTGGAACACCTAGTTTTTATGTTGAATTATACAAATACAATGGAAGTACATTTACTTTAATTTCTTCAAGTTCAGCAAACCCTGAAGGAATAACAAACGGAACTGCTGTTGACCTTTACACAACGGCTTTAACTGTTCCTGCTACAACTTTATTAGTAACGGATAGATTAGCGGTAAGAGTATATGTAACGCATTCAGGAAGGACTATTACTATGCACACTCAAGATTCTAATTTGAGTGAGGTAATAACAACTTTTACAACAGGTATTACTGCTTTAAATGGTTTGACTGCACAAGTACAAAACTTTGCGGTAGGAACAAGTGGTAGTGATTTTAATATATCAAGCGTAACCGATACGCATACTTTTAATTTACCAACGGCTTCAGCAGTAAATAGGGGTGCATTAAGTTCAACTGATTGGACTACGTTTAATAATAAACAAAATGCTTTAGGTTATACTCCTGCTAATGCAGCAACTACATTAACAATAAATGGAACTACATACGATTTAAGTGCTAATAGGTCTTGGGCAGTAGGTACAGTTACAAGTGTTGGTTTATCTTCTGCAACAAGTGGAGTAACTATTGGTTCAACTCCTATTACAACAAGCGGAACGATTACTTTAACTATTGCTACTGCTAGTTCAACTCAACAAGGTTTATTATCTTCTACTGATTGGTCAACATTTAACGGCAAACAAAATACAATTAGTTTAACTACAACTGGTAATAGTGGTGCATCAACTTTTGTTTCTAATACTTTAAACGTTCCTACTTATACTTTATCAGGTTTAGGTGGACAACCTTTAGCGACTAATTTAACATCGTTATCAGGATTATCTTATGTTTCTGATTCATTTGTTAAAATGACTGCTGCAGGAACATTTACTTTAGATACAAATACATATTATTTAGCATCTAACCCAAGTGGTTATACATCAAATACAGGAACAGTTACTTCAGTAGGTTTATCTGCACCAACAGGGTTTAGCGTAACGGGTAGTCCTGTAACAACAAGTGGTACTTTAGCTTTAGCTTTTGCTAGTGGTTATTCTTTGCCTACTAACGTAAAGCAATCTAATTGGGATGATGCTTATACTTGGGTAGCTGCATTTCCTACTCAAACAGGAAATAGTGGTAAGTTCTTAACTACCGATGGTTCAACTTTATCTTGGGCATCTAACCCATTAGGAACTGTAACAAGCGTGGCAATGACTGTTCCAACAGGATTATCGGTTAGCGGAAGTCCTATCACTACAAGTGGCACTTTAGCGGTTACTTTAACGGCAGGATATTCTATACCAACAACGGCTAGTCAATCAAATTGGGACACCGCATATAGTACTAGAATTAGTACTGCAAATACTCCTTTAAGTATATCTTCCAATACGATTTCAATTAGCCAAGCGAATACAACAACAGATGGTTATTTATCAAGTACCGATTGGAATACATTTAACAACAAACAAGGGGCAATAACTTTAACCACTACAGGAACAAGTGGTGCTGCAACCTTTGTAGGAAATACTTTAAATATTCCTAACTATGGAAGTGCTTTAAGTGGTTACTTACCTTTAACAGGGGGTACTTTAACAGGTCCTTTAAATGGAACAAGTGCTACATTTACTAATAATATTTTAGTTAATGATAGTTTTGGATTAGTTAATGTTGCATCAACATCAACAGGATTTTTCCCTACATCTAGTTTAACACTACTATTAAAATCAAATGGTTCAACTGCATTGAGTATTGCTTCAAGTTTAGAAGCTACATTTAGTTCATCTGTTACTGCTACATCTTTTATAAAAACAAGTGGTACAAGTTCACAATTTTTAAAAGCAGATGGTTCAGTAGATTCAACAACATATCAAGGTGCATTAACACTTACTACAACAGGTACAAGTGGTGCTGCAACATTAGTAGGAAATACTCTAAACATCCCACAATATAGTGGTGGTGGGGTAGGAATTACAACATTAAACACTTTAACTGCAAGTACGCAAACATTTGCAACAGGAACAAGTGGGACTGATTTTAATATTTCAAGTTCAACATCAACACATACTTTTAATATTCCTAGTGCAAGTGCAACAGCAAGGGGTTTGGTTACAACAGGAACACAAACTTTTGCAGGTGCAAAAACATTTAGTAGCACATCCGATACAACATTTAATGGAAATATAACAATAGATAGAGCTTCAGGAAATTCTAATTTTCAAATGGCTTTAGCTTCTGTTTTTAAATTTGCATTTGGTTATAATGCTGGTGGAAATACTTTTAGATTATATAATTATACTACTGCAGCAGATGCATTTAATGTTTTAAATTCTAATAGTTATTTTGGAATATTAACAAATACAATAGGAAGTGCTTTACAAGTCAACGGTAACGCAGCAATAGGATATAGTGCGAGTACGGCTGCTCCTACAAACGGGTTAGCGGTTGCAGGCGATATACAAGGAAGTTCACAATTTATTTTATACAACTCTGCGAATGGGGCAGATTTAAAATATTGGAATATTCAAAATATTTCGGGAGGTACATTTAGATTAAGAGCGGTAAATGACGCAGTAACAAGTGGTTTAAATGCTATTGAAATAGCAAGAACCGCAGTTTCAAGCGTAACAGTAGCTTTCCCGAATGGTAATATTTTAATGGGAACTACAACGGATGGAGGAGGTAGATTACAAGTTACAGGTTCGGTTACCGCTGCAACAGGTGTGGCAAAAGGATTAAACTTTACACCTACTCTTGTAGCGGCTGCAAACAATGACGTGTTAAGTGGAGTTTACATTAACCCTACATTTACGAATGGAGCGTTTACGGGTGTGAGTAATAACGGGTTAGTAGTCGCATCAGGAAACGTTGGAATTGGTACTTCAACAGTTGGCTCTAAACTACAAGTAAACGGAAACGCTGCTATTGGTTATTCAGCATCTACCGCAGCACCTACTAATGGATTGGCGGTAGCGGGTGGAGTAACAATAGGAACGGCAACAAATAACGTTTCATCAATAGTTGCTTCAGGATATTCCCTTACAGGAGCAAATGCTCAATCTTTACTTGATTTAGCAGGTACTTGGAATACAACAGGTAACCCTACTGCAATAAAGTTAAACATAACAAATACTGCATCAGGTGCTACATCTAACTTAATGGATTTACAAGTGGGTGGAACAAGTAAATATAAAATTACAAAAGAGGGTTCATCTATAATGACAGGTTCTTTTGCTGCTCCAATATCTGCAAAATCTGCTGATTATACATTAACATCAACTGATTACACAATAGTATTTGATTGTTCAACTGCTAATAAAACAGCAAACCTTCCAGATGCTACAACTTGCGCAGGTAGAATTTATGTAATAAAACAAATCAATGGAGCAAGTACGTATCGTGTTACATTAGATGGATATTCAACTCAAACAATTGATGGTTCAACTACTTGGAATGCTCAATCTTGTAATTCATCTGTTGTAATTCAATCAGATGGTTCAAATTGGTATGTAATAGCAACTTATAATGACACATCTTGCTTATAATAATAAAATAAATAAAAATGAAAATTCAACAAGTATCAACTTTCTTCAACGGAGAAATCGTACAAGTAAACAACTTTAATTTAAGTTCAATAGGGGATAACCTTTCACTAGAACCATTGAAAGGAGTAGCGACTTTTTATTACGAGTTACAATCAGTAACCGAGAATGAAGATAGAAGCGTAAGCGTTCAAAACGTTATTACTGCTACTTTAGATATTTCAGGGGAAGATTACGCATCTTGGAATAATGACCCTACATCAAATGTTTGGGCATATAATTGGGCAGCTAATAAATTAAATCTAGTATTAATTAAGGATTAATCATATATTTGTATAAAATAAACCAATATGAAGTATAACAAAATCAATGAAGTAATCTTTCAAATCAACAACATTAAAGG